AGCATATGTGTTTACATATACTTTCATTGCGTTGTTCAATGTACCAACCATTTTAGTGTTAGTTGGTGCTTCGAATGTACCTTCTGTTGTACGAGCGAACGCTGAAGTAGTTGCAGACTGTAGAATTGTAAGCGCGAATGGCGATACAACTGCCCAGTTACCTGCGCCGCGACGTGTACGCTGTGCGATCAAGTTACTTACGCGGTTGATTTGTACTGCTAGTGCAGCATGCTCATCACCTACGAAAGTAGCTGTACCTGAAACTGCTGACTGGTCATAAGTTTCAGCAGCGTTACCTGCAAGAGTAGCTAGCGAAGCTAGAACTTCTTGGTCAATTTCAGCAGTAATTTCTTGTGCTAGAGCAGCCATAATTTCTGCTTCAACATCAATACCGTGCTGTGACTGTGCGTCTTGAGCAGCTTCGAAGGTCCAACGTGCGCTTAGTTTGCGTGTTTTCGCTTCTACAGTCTGTTTCAAGATCTGAATTGACATTCTGTTACCAGCTACACCTTCGTATGCTGCTGTTGCATCTGCTTTGCCACTTGTGGCATTACCTGAATATGCTTCAGCAATTTTGAATGGGCTTAGTGCTTCTTCGCCTGCTGATGCACCTGATGCACCTGAGCCTACTGTGTCGCTATAGCGAACACGTAGAGTGTGAATTTGACCGACTGGTCCGGTCATTGGCTGGACACCAACTAGCTCGTTTGCAATAACTGTTGGCATCACACGTCTGATTACTGGAAGAATCACACGATTTAGTGTTGCTACGTTACCGGCAGAAGTAGCACCGGCTGTTGCTGTCTCTGAAAGATACCTACGAGTATTTTCAAGAGTAGTTTCCATTACCGCTTTTTTGTTTCCGTTTAGGCCTTCAACAAGTGCTTGCTTAGTGTCCTGCCAGCGGCTTTCTAATAGTTCTGACATTTTGGTTTTCTCCTAATTAATTATAAACCTGCTAAACGACGGAGATCAATTACGTTCTCGTCTTTAGCTTTATTTTGTGTGACACTCGCGTCACGGTTGCCTGTTACTTCAATGCCTTCTGATAATACTGCCTTCTGCTTGGCTGGACCTTTACTGTCAATTACTGACGGTAGATATTTGTCAAACTGTGAGCGTAGCTTTGTAGTTTGTACTGATTCCAGTAAGTCTGTCATAATTTCTCTTTGAGCCTTGTTTAAAGGACTAATAAGATCATTAATTGTTTGTTTGCGTTGTGCTGATTCGATTAAATGTTTCTTTTCATTTTGGGTCGACTCAGCCAATTTAAGTGCTTTTTCAGCAGCAACTTTTGCTTCTGAAAGTTGTGTTTCTTTTAAGTTAACTACTTTCATTAGCTTTGCTACTTCTGATTTTTCATTTAAATAGCTACCTGCATATTCGTTAGCAAATGCTTCGAATAGTCTACGACCAAAGTCGTTACGACGAGCTGATTCAATATCTTCTTTAAGTGCAGAGATCTCTTTGTTAAGACCTTTGCTAACTGTTTCCGATACTAGAGCAGCACTACGGTTAATGAAGCTCTTTTGAACTTCTGCAAATTTTTCTTTCGCTTCTTTGACAAGTTTAACTTTAGTTTCAGCTAAGTCTTTCTTGTCTTCATAAAATTCTGCAATTTCTTTTGATAGTGATTCTACGACAAATTCTTCAAGCTTTGCAAATTTACTTGCCATTAGCTTTTGGTCTTCGTGCAGTTCGCCAACTTCTTTGCCTAGTTGTTGCGTTACAAATTTTTGTAATAGAGTTGCATTTTCACGCATTGCTACTGCATACTTTGCTTTTGCTTCAGCTAGTTGCTTGCGATCTTCTGCAAACTCTGAAATTTCTTCTGCAAGACGCTCGGATAACATTTTATCAATTGCTTCAACCATTGTTTGCTTGTCGTGTTCGTACTTTGTAGCGAACTCTTCACGCAACTCAGCAGTTACCTGCTGCTTGTTTTCTTTGATTTTGCTTTCCCAAGCCTCTTCGATAGAGACACGCACTTCATCTGAAACTACATCATTTTCGAATAGTGTTTTAAGTGCATCCAACATAGTGTTTTCTCCTGTTATTGGAGTCTACTGATTATATTAATCAGAGATTCTTTTAAATATTTTTGTGCCTTATTATCGTGTTTTGTTGCCTGTGCTAATTCGTATGCCTTCATTCCCCCACGTGCATTCATCAAATGTTCATAAATTGGTGTAGGATATGCACCGGGGGCGCTAGGCTGAGCCACAACGTCCACAGTGATTATTTCAAAGTCAGAAACAGTATTGCTACCGTCTGATACATTACCACTACCACGTGACGAGACACCTAGTTTAACGCCGCTTTCAAGCATTGTTTTAACTAGTTGTCCCATCGGAGTTGGTAGTATTTTCATTTTTCCGTAACCGTTATCACCGTCCATCCAACATTGGGATATCATGTGACTTACACGGTCTAGGTTAACATTAAGTCCTTCTGGATGATCAACTTCGCCAAGAACACTGTAACCACCAGCAATTTGTTCGCTGAGAGTTTTGACAGCCCTGCCAATTTCATTCACAGGATACACACGCTGATTAGCGTTGCGTACTCCGCCTTGTATCATAATACCTTTCATGTACAAGTCTTTTCCTTCGTTAGCAGACTCAACGATAATATTCGCTTGGTCGAAACTTAGGTGCTCTCTTAAAAAGTTATTCATTCACCGTCCTTAAAATTTACTGGCCTATAACACTTTTTGTGCCGTTAGTTCCAGTTTCGCCACCGCTTTGTTTCTTTTCTGCGCCGTGACCTTTTGGCTGAGCTTTCATTGATTTGCTCGCCTTACCACCTGGAACATTTACGTTACCAGTTGACATATCTTTTGGGTTTTGGTCGCTTAGTGCCGAGCCTTTTAAGTTTCCTTTATTAGCTTCAACGCCAGCTTCTGTTCCAGCCTGATTTAAATTACCTGCTGTTCCGCCCATATCGTTTTTGCCTGCAACAGCTGACTTAGTGTTTGCACCGTTGTCGCCCATTGTAGCATTAATTTTTTCTACGTATTCACGCATTGTTTCTGTTTCTGACTTTTTTGACTCGTCAACTTCTTTGTCGTCCTCGTCTTCATCATCTGATTCAAAAGCATATGATTCTTCTTCAGCATTGTCTTCAGCATCGCCCATGTCCATGTCCATGTCGTCATCGCCTTCGTCATCGCCGCCTTCGTCATCGCCTGACATCATTTTTTCAAATTCAGCTTTTAATTCGTCTAGTGCGTCTTCTAGGTCTTCAACACGATCTTCAACATCGCCTTCGCCTTCTTCGCTATCAGCGTCCATATCAGGTGCCATATCGTCAACATCACCTTCTAGATCGTCTGCCATGTCCCCGCCAAACGCAACCATTGGATCTGCTTCAACTTCAAACTCTTCTAAGTCAAAGCCTTCGTCTAGATCTTCGTCGTCAGACTCTTCAACTTCGTCATCAGTTGACTCATCAACTTCTTCATCGTTGTCATCTTCGTCGTCTGACTCGTCAACTTCTTCGTCTTCTAATAATGATTCATAAATATCGCGTGATTTTTCAACAACGATTTCGTGGAAAAGCTCTTCTGCGCCAGCTTTATCTTCGTTGATAAGACGCTCGAGCATTTCTTCAAATTTATTTAGATCTGCCATTTTTATTCTCCTATAAATGTTTTACCTATGGTAAGGCTGTCAACTGTATTTACTATTTATATAAAATATGGTATGATAATAGGCTCAAAACGAATCGTTTTAAGAAATGTTGAACATTTTTTTGAAATCTTCAATAGATAAGTGTTTTAAATTACTAAATTTATTTATCTGAGGAGGTATAAAGTTATCTTGTGCTATTACTCTGTAAAATTGTATTCTTGGATTGTCTTTAATAACAGTGCATGTTTGTTTTAACCAATTTCCGTAATACGTAGCACCATCGGACATTCTTTTATAGTTAGGTGTTCCTGCATAAACATTATTAACTATTGTATTGTTTTCCAAGCCAGCATAATCAAATCCTAAAATGAATATTTTTTTATAATTAGGCATATATTGAGTTGCTAAATGAAGTGCAGTAGGTCCTGAACTCCAACCTTTACTAGGCTTAAAATAGTTAAATCCTTGTAATTTTTTGTATGCCTTATTTTGATTAGTCCATACGTTTGGATTGTGCATTTGATACTTCTTTTTATCAATTTCAAGTATCATTTTTACGTCAACTGCAACTAAGTAGTCAGGGTCAAACTCTCTATATAAAGCATTACACCCGTATACTTTTCCATATTGTTGCAATTTTTTAGGGTCAATACTTTTACGACTTGTTCCGTTGCCTAAGACAAATCCGTATTCGTCTTTAAGATGGTCTGTTAGGGTCTTTTTTTGAGGTTGACTTTCGTAAAGTTTTTCAACTTTTTTTTGTCGACGTCTTTCAGCTAATAGTGCTTGTACTTGTTTTTTAGTATATTGAGACTTATCTAACTTAGGCATTAAAGACCGCCCGCAGCAACTTCCTGAGCTGCTATTCCATACATTTGTCTAACAAAATTTAATTCTTCTGTTTTTTCTCTGTTATGTAATTCGGCTGCTTTTCGTGCGCGGTTGATCTGTCTTAATGTTAGTCTAGTTTTTCTTGTATCGTCAAGAGATACTACACTGTCATCGTATGCTGGATCATAACGATCGTCTTCCTGTGGAAGAAGTGTTTCTTTGTCATAATAAAAAAGTTCACGTAGTATCATATTATTATTTATCTTATATTGTTACATCATTAGGTTGACCAGCTGCTGGTGCACCAGCATTACCGAGACTATTGCCAGTCGATGTATCAGGAGGCGGTGCTTCGCCGCCATCAACACCAGGTTCGTCACTAGGTACTTCTGCATCAAGGCTGTCTAAATCTGACCCAATTGCAGATGAACTTATACCAACACCTCTCATTTCAGCAGCAGCATCAGCTGTGCTCCTATCTAATGTTTCGTCATTTTCTTCTCGCCACAAACGTTCATTTTCTGCAATTTCTTCTGCACTCATTCCTAAGAAGCGTGACATTGCAAATCTATTTGAAATGTACGGTATTGCACTCATTTGTGTGTATGTTGGTACACGAGCATTATCAAGTTCTGCTTGTCGATAACTTGCAAAGTTTTGAGGAGCTTCAAAACCAATATCAAACATATTAGTGTCGATATTAATACCTTTTGTAAGAATATATCTTTTGAATTCTTGATTAAGATTTTCAATTAATAGTCCTTGCAAGCGTTCGCAGTAAGTGTTAAATCTTAACTCTTGGATGTAAGCGGTTCCGACTCTGCCATCGTTATATGAACTAGCTCCGTCATCTGCACCTGTAGGAAGATAAGAGGAAGGAATTCGTAAACCGCGTACAAGCTTATTAGTAAAGTAACGTAAATCATCAATCTCTCCTAGGTTAGTACCGCCTGGAAGTGTTTCTACTTTAGATCCACGTCCTTCTGCTGTTTGAGGGAAGAAGTAATCTTCGTTGATTGACAGAGGATTGTATGACGAGTCTATGACATTCTGTCCGCCTCCTGTTGACGATGGGATACGTCTTTGATGTATTTCCGTTTTTACACGTTCAACAAATTGCATAGCAAGGTGTGATGGCATGTTACCCACATCAACGTAGAATACTCTGCGCTCAGGCGCACGTTGTACTCGATAGATAATAATCGCATCTTCGAGTAATTCTTTTTGTTTGTAAACTTTAAAAATAGTTTCTAATAATGAATTACCAAATGGAAAGTTATTGTCTAAGCCTTCTGATAAACTTAGATGCACAATGTGTTCTGCTGATACTGCTAGCTCACCGTCATCTAAACTAAATCTAGAACCTGGAGGATTAGCTCCTCCGCCTGTCATTCCCCTTGATCCGCCTGTTGGTTGATATTGTCCTCCATGCGGATTAGTTATATTTCCGTTAGTTTGATGAGGAGTTGTTGCAACTAGATCTCTAAAATTAAAGTTTACATTTTTTATAATGTATTGTTCCGCAACTTTTCCTTCACTTTCATTAACAATAATGCGTGTTACATTTGCAGGATCAATATGAAACAGTTTTTTAGTTTCTGGATCTCTTAAGAAAAATTGATCACCATACTTAAAGGTATTTCTTAAAATTCGAAACATTCTAGTTTCAAATTTTTGTATTTTACACCACTGTTTTAGGTATTGACCTAAAATATTAATTTCGTTATTAGTTGCATTTTTATTGAAGTTAAACTTAAAGTTAGTTTGATTTGAATCATTCTTCTGTGTGCAAAATTCAGCAAGGATATCTAATGCGGCATTAACTTCCGAATCCATATCCATTGTATTATATTGTCCGTAACGATCAACACGATTCGGAGCACCGACGTAAACGTCTGGAAGATAAGAACTATAATTAGACCTAGCTGGACCAGCATTAAGTCCTCCTCGATTACTTCCGAGAGGACTATAAGACCCTGATATATTATTTTCTGTGTTTACCGGTGTAAAAAATTTCTTCCAGCTCATTATCCTAGTCCTTTAAATAGGTTTCCCGATAGTCCGCCTATCGATCTTAATTGCTTGGTTGCAACTCTATTGCCTTGTGCTAATTGACCTGCCATACCGCCCATAGTACTATTTAACTGTTCTGCAATTTCTTTGAAGCCTTCTTGAGTACCGCTCGATTGCATTTTTTCAATTGCTCCTTTAAAGTTAGATTGCATTTCTCCTAGGGCACTTATCATAGGAGAAAGATCAATATCTTGCGAGTTTCGACTTGAATTTGCAGTTACATTATTCATCGATGTTGTAAAAGATGTTGACAAATTTTCTAATTGGCTTGCTACTGTGTTGCCACGGCCTCCTTCGAGTGCAGTACTAAATGTAGTATCTAAACTTTGTAGCAACTGGGATAATGACGATGATGCTGATCTTGCAGACTCTGAAGACAATGCTGAGTTCATCCCTCTTGCCATATTTGTTAATTGTTCTTCTGTAATAACACCTTCTCGTCCGTGTAATTCTGTTAAAGTTCCTTGGCCAAAATCTTCAAGTAACGACCCGACTGCTCCCAAACTGCCACCGCGTCTACCTTGAGTAACATTAACAGTCCTAGCAGTAACACTCATATTGCTTACAACATTTTGTAATTCTTCAGCTAATCTAGCAGGCGACATTGATTCACCGACGTCAATAGCTGCTTCTACTCTTCGATTTAATCGTTGTTCAGTTCTGCCAGTTGCTTCTGCAACCATATCAAGTAAATCGTCATAACTCGAGTCTCGTATTATTCTGTCAACAAATTCAGCCAAGCTTACACCTGCTTCACTTGCTTGTTCTTCTAGACGTTCTCTTAATGCTCCTGCCTCTACATCATTTAATAATGTACTTACAAGTAACATAGATGATTTTGCTTGTTCTTCATTGTATGAAGCAGCATTAGCAAGCACGTTTTCTGCAACAGTTGTGTCTGCTGCTTGATCTTCAGGAGTGCCTTCTCTAGGCTCTGTCGGACCTGCTGGCGCTGGATCTAATCCAAGCTGCTGTCCAATTGAATTAATTAGCCCTGTAACGGATTCGTTTATTGCTTGCGGTGTAAGGCCAGTTTGCATAAAGTCTGCAAAATTTCTAAATTCAGTTTTTAGAGCTGTCATTTGTCCATTAGGTCCTATTAGTCCTTCACTAATTGCAGCACCTAAATTTTTAATTTGTAATTCTGTTTGGACTATACCTCTTCCAAGTTCTTGACCGGCTGTTCTTTCTTCGCCAGGGCCTCGACGTGCATCTGCTTCTGCTGCAACTTGATCTCTTGCAGCTCTTACAGCATCAGCATAACTCATACCTTCTTCCATAAATCTCGAAATTGCAGTTTCGTATTGTCCTGCATTTTCAAGCATAGTAGCTGCTGCTTGTCCGTATTCATTGCCTGCACTAGCAAGCATAGCGGTGTCTAAAAAGTTTGGATCTTGTATTCTTTGAACAATCGCAGCATTCATATTAGTGATCATTCCGTCAACAGGAGTCATTGGACTATTGGCTATCGTTCTAAATACTGCTTGTGCATCATTTGCTGCGCTGCCTAACGCTACAATGCCTGCTCTAGCTTGTTCAGATCTTACACCACCTAATACAAATGTTTCTTCAAGTGCAGCCACTGCATCCGGACCTGCCATTTGTGCATTAGTCATTGCTTCTGCATATGATGCTCTAGCTGCGGCTGCGGCTTCTGCACCTTGTTCCATTTCAATTTTACGAAACTTAGCTTCAACTTGACCTTTACGCATAGAAGCCATCATTTCTTCTTGAATAGCATCTTTTTGTTTACCAGTTAGTTTAGCCATTGCATCCATTTCTTCTGCTAATGACATTGCAGAAGCTTGAGTGCGTTGTCTTACTTGTTCATCTTGCATGTTTTGACGTTGTTGAATTTCAGTCATCAACATTAAATTTTCATTTATTTCTTCAGTTGTCATGCCCATATTCGTCAGACGTTGAGCATAACCTTCCGATGCTTCAAAAAATTCTTGACTCATTGTTGTAAACAACCGTGACCCTTTGTTTACAGTTCCACCTAGGGCTGCTAGAGATTCTGAATTAGAAGCAACCATCCCAGAAAACTCGTCTAATGTCATTCTTGTTTGTGCTGCTGAATTTTTTAATTCAAATAAGTCGGCAGCAAATCCGCCACCAGAACGACTTAAAGTCCTAAAAGAATCAGTAACATCCTCAACATGTGCAGTAATACCCTTAGCTGCACCTAGTAATGTACTAGAAAGACCAGAAGTATTAGTTGCAAAATAATCTAATGCTGTACTAACCCTAGCTGTACCATTATATGCTTGTGCTGCAAAGTCAACTAAGCCGCCAGCACCTACTGTTGCAGCTGACACAACACCTTGCATTGCACGTGATGCTAAACTAGCATTTTCTCCAGCAGCACCGAGATTTCCAGCTAACGAACCTGCGCCACCGGCTGCACCCCCGACTGCTCTAACTAAGCTGCCTAATGTGCTTTCTGTTGCGATGTTGTCGATGTCAACCTGATCGCCTGAGATTCTAATAGTGGCCAATTTTAAAAATCCTTAGATTTACGAATATAAATATATTACATAGTTATTTATCGTAGGAAAAAATATGACTCCTAATCCTTTAGCAAAACATTTTAGGCAACCTAAAATTTATCTGTCGTTGCCAAGTCTTGGAAAATTTTATCCCGAAGGTTCGTTAATTGGAGACCCTAGCGGCTTGCCAGTGTTTGGCATGACAGCAATGGATGAGATAATGTTAAAAACACCTGATGGATTATTTTCAGGTGAATCAGTAGTACAAGTAATTAAAAGTTGCATTCCTGACATTGTTGATCCGTGGAGTATGCCAACAATTGATCTTGATTCTATTTTAATTGCAATTAGAATTGCAACCTATGGCGGTAAAATGCCAATGACCTATAAATGTAAAAAATGTAAAGAAGAAAATCATATTGACTTAGATTTATCATCTACTCTTGATTATTATACATCTCTTACTTACGAAGACTACGTTTATTTAGATCCTTTAAAGATTAATTTAAGACCGTTAACTTATAAAGAACAAACTGAAGCTGCTAAACGACAGTACGAGTATGAACGTCTTCTTACAAGAAGTTATTCAGACATGCCTGAAGAAGAAAAAAATAAAACTGTTACTGAAATTTTAAAACAGCTATCTGAGTTAACAGCATCTACATATAAAAAATGTATCGATTCTGTCGAAGCTGACGATACTCTAGTTGATAATGAAGAACAAATTGCTGAATGGATTCAAAATAGCGATGCATTGTTTTTTGAAACAGTTAAAGGTCAGTTAGAAAAATTATCTAAAGAATGGCGCTTACAAGATCAAAAATCAGTTTGTGGCGCATGCGAAACAGAAAACACTGTTAACATTAATTTGGACTATTCAAGTTTTTTCGTTCGCAAATAGTTTCAATCCCGGACTCTGAAATCTTAGAATTAGTTGACGATCTAGAAAACAAAACTAAACAAATTAAAGACGAAGTTTACAGAATTGCATGGTACATGCGAGGAGGAGTAACTTCTGAAGATTTATTTTGGAAGTACAGTGTTGAAGATAGAGAAATAATTAATAAAATTATCAAAGAAAATATCGAAGCTACTAATAAATCAGGAATACCACTAGTTTAATTTGCGCCTAGTGCGTCAACGACTTGCTGCCCTCTTGCATCTAAACTAATACCATCTTGAAGATCTTGCTGCAATGCTCTAAGTCTGCCTTTACGGTCGATGGGTATATCAGCAGTGCCTCTAATGTCAGCAGCATTATTAATTAAATCACCTGCTGCAGAAACAGCTCCACTAGCTCCGTCTTTTAATACTTCCCAGCAGCTATCCCAAATCCAATTGGCCATTTCTTCGCCGTACTTACTTATAGTCCATGACAATAAGAATACAGCGCCCTGTGTTAAAGCAAATAATAATGTTGATATAATCCAGCCTATTGGACCACCAAATCTAGTAAACATTGTCAGTGCTCGAACAACTGTCATAGCTTTACTAGTTCCTATAATGCCTGCTAGGTTAGCTAACACTGTTACTGCACTATTAACCCATTTTGCCTTGTTAACACTTGCCATTTGAAGATCATAATATTGTTGTCTAACAGAATTGTTGCTAAATCTAAAATTTTCCATATCATATTCAATTTCAGCAAGTTTGTCAGCGGCATCTTCCCATATAAAGAAAACTTGTAGTGCACTAGTAAGTCCAAACATAGTGCTTCCTTGAGCAAATCTTAAAATTTTTCCTGAAGCGCTACGTATTTTACTAGCAGCATTGGGACCTCTAAGGTCTTTGGCAGTTTTATTACTAAATTCAGTGCCGTCGGCATTACGACCAGACATTTTTCCGTTAGCATCAATGTCTGTAATAACTGCACCTCTATTAGGACCGCTTCTTATAGTACGCTCAGGCTGATTAGGTGTGCGTTGATTGTTAGGTGTATCAGCTCTAGGAGTATTTGATGCAGCAGGACGTGGTGAAGATCTAGCAGTTCTATCACGAAACTCCTCGGCATCAC